GACTCTCAAACGGTCTTCGCGGGTAACGCTTCGCCGTCGCGTTCGACGGGTGACCTGACCAGTATTTCTGATAGTTCCGCAGGTTCTCGTCACGTTGCTGCGGCCTGTAGAAGTTGGGGTTGTTGATCTGGTACTGGAACGTCCTGAGGGCAGTGCCTGCGTCACGCCCCCACTGGGTTTCAGCGAGGTCCTCAGTCGTGTTGTGCTGCGTTTCCGCCCGCTCAATCGCCGCTCCGAATCTATTTTGGTGCTCGCGGCGAGCCACCTCCACCTCGTCATCGTACTTCTTACGGGCATCCGCCAGGAACTTCGTCCTTGCCGCGCCCACTTCTGTGTCGAAGTCTTCTCGGGCACCTGCCCGTGCCAAATCATACGACGCTCGCGATTCATTCAGCAGCGTGTCGTATTCCTGGTCCGCTGCGATGTCGCCCCGATGACCGCCCTTGATCCGGCTCAGCCTGTCCGGGACTGGTATTGCTGGCGTTTCCAGACGACCACCTGCCAACTGCTGCTGTCTGAATCCTGTTGGAGCCACGGCAAAAGCCGCTGAGGTGTCCTGCAGGCTATTCGCCAGCTTCTCGCCTTGGCTCAATGACACTGAGGCTGGGGCGAAGACTCGGTCCGCAACTGGCGCAGCACTACCCTGTGGGGCAGATAGTCGACCCGAGTAAGATGTCCTCGCGTTGGCTATTCCACCCGCAGACGAAGAACCAGGCTGCTGGGCGTTGTTCAGGAGCCGACCACCACGCACTCCCCTGCTCAGGGACCCTGCTATTCCTCTCATTGCTCTTCACCTTCCTGATCAGGCATGCCCTTCTGAGTGTAGGACTTTCCAAACCCCTCGAATCTACGGGACTTGGGAAAATTGAACGCCGCCACGACCACGCGACCCAGCTTGAAATCTGGCTTCGCGAATGTGCTGGGGGCAAAGGATTGGGCCTGATCCGTCAGCGGGACAAGCTCTGTACTTTTTGCCGCAAACTTGCTATCTGACATGAACTTATCTCCTGTGTGCAGGCAAACGCCTGAAGTTCAGATGGACCGCACGTCTTCCATCACCATCCTCACTCCCTCAAATTCGCTGTCCTGATCGAATCGAGTGCTGAATTTCACAGCGACTGCCCGCCCTCTCGACTGCGGGTGAGACAGGTTTCTACGCTTCGGCTTGCACTGTGTGTCGAATCTGGCTGAGTTCGCCAGGCAAGACTGAGGATCGTCGCCGGTCAGGACCTCTGCCTTCAGGTACGAGTTTGTCCCGAGAATAACATCCATCTCCCGGATCATAACATCCCCACCCGCCCTTTGCTGTGGCAACCACGGACCCAGAGTGAAATACCGGTCGTACTGATTCGAGTCGTCCAGGTCCACCGTGTCGTCGATGTACCGCACGTAACCATCGTTGTTTGCCAGAAGAATCTTCGTGTCTTTGGCCATGTCCTCGTCAAGAATCGTCGCTGCCACTGGATTGTAATCCTTGTCCGCGAACTTCACCGGGAAGTAGCCTTCGGTCCGGATGTCGAAGAAGTAGTGAGTTGAAACGGCATTACTGTGCGGGCGGATGAATATCCAGATACCCTGCCGCACGGTGTCCCAGACCAGTTCAATGTCCGAGTTCGCGATGTCTACGTTTGTAAATCGTCGGTCGATGGTCCGGTTGCTGATTCGAGTCGGTGGCTCATCCAGCCCCAGCTTGAAGATGCCGCCATTGTTGGCGAAGAAATACACACCCCCATACCCGTCCTTGCACCACGCCCGTCCGGGTGCGAGACCGATCGTGTCCGAGATCAAATCAAACTGACCATCGACTGCCGGGTCATTCGTCATCTGCCAAAGCGCGGAATCCCCGCACATGACCAGCACGTCATCATTGTAGGGAATCGCCCCCACCAGCTTGCCAGGGAATCGTCCTGCCGGGCTCAGCGTTCCGTTAATCGCAGCACCTGCCACATTCTGCTGCAGCTTCCAGTCGAACGGGGCACCCTTCGCGGAGAAGTAGTAATTGTTCGGGTCGTCGCTCAGACCGAACGCCATAATCCTCTGGTTCCAGACTTCGATGTACGAAAACCCACCGTTCATGTCCGCTGGCAGAGCACCGTATGTCAGGTCTGCCGTCCAGTCCTTCACCTCGTCCGCCACCGCGTCGTAGTAGAAATGATCCACGCCATCCGCGTAGAAGATCAGCACGCCGTAAACCGCCTCGTAGATCCGGCGAGTCGAGGATGAGAACGACGCCCCGCCCGTGACTGCTGTCGCTCCAGCTGCGTCGACCTTCTTGAGTGTGCCGCCACTGATCGCCGTCGTCACTTGGTACCGCGTCGAACCCTGCTCGTCCGTGCCTGCGTTGTACCAGGCGTTAATCGAAACCCGCTGCTGGCTGGTGTTCGGATCGTCCGCTTCCCATTCCTTGGTGAAGGCAGAGTTGTAGAAATGGATCGTGTCCGTCGCGTTGTTCCGCCACAGCACGATGTCGCCGTCGGCAGTCGAGCGAACCAGATTCCAGTCCGCGATCGAACTCGGCGAGTCGTAGTCGATGATCCCCTTTGCGTCTGGATCGATCAGAGCCAGCGTGCCGCCCGTTCCCAGAACTGCTGAACCGCAGACTGCGATGACGTTCCGGTCAGGAACCCAACAGAGCGAGTAGATCGTGGGCGTTGCCTTGTGCTGAATCTCCCACAACGCCGTGCCGTCTACGCTGATCTTGCGGATGTAGGTTTCCGTGTTCGCTGCAGTGACTGTGTCCAGGTCCTTGTAGAGCACGTAGATGAATCCATCGAGGCCGATCGCCAAGTCAATGAACACGCCTTTTTCATTTGATGTGCTCGTTCCGTCCACGCCCAGATCATGAACCGCATCCGGGATGCCGGTCTTCGTGTTGATGATGTAGACTACCAGCTGATTCGTTGCCACGTCCGTCGACAGAACCGGTGCTCCAACGCAGATCAGGTAGCCCAGGTACGTCACCATCATCGAGTGCGAGTCCGTCTCGACCACGTCGTACGGCGTGTTCGAGGACATTCCTACGCCACCGAATACACGCTCCGCATTTGTCGCGTCGCCCTCGGCTCTAACCCACACGCCACCCGTCGTCGAATCCCGGCTGGTTCCATCCGCCTGGTTCAGCCGCATGATCCCTTCGCCGATGTTGTTGATGTCCAGATACCACACGTAGATCGTATCTTCATCTGCACAGATTCCGATCAGCTGCTTCTCGCTGACTGCTGAGCCTGCCGTGAAGATCGACGCCGTGTAATCGATCGTACCATTGGTCTGCACCCGGCTCAGGTAGACCGCCGTGGCGGTGTACTCAACCACGTAGCACTTGCCGTCCGGTCCGAATGTGCTTCCCAGGAATGTGTGGGTCAGACTCACGTCCGTATTCGTTCCGGAACCGTCATTTGCCCGGAAACTCATATCCGTCGTCGCTGCATTCTTGCCGTTCATGCAGACCGTGCCATCACCCACCACTGGCTTCACATACGTTGCGGAAAGATTCGCGACTGACTGAACCCGGTTCGTTCCGTTGATCTGGTCCGGGCAGAACTTAGTGAGCCCAGGTCGTCGCCTGCCTCGCAGTCTTCCATGCTCGTCGAACGGCAACAGGTTGAGCATGTCCGGGCTCGTGCCCGCTTCCTGGTCACCGAATGGCGTGACCTCGGCAATCCCGCTTACGGGGAATCCAGCATCGACCATGTAAGGTTCTGGCATCACTCAGCCTTTTCATGAACCTGCGCCCAATCCGCGATCTTGGTCCGCTGCGCAAACGAACCTGTGACAATCACGACCTGCAGACGCCAGGCACCCGTCTCGTCAATGTCGCCATCGGCCAGCGTGTACTGCACCTTGCCGTCCTTGCCGCTGTTCGTGAATCCGGTCGTCACCGTTTTGACTGCACCGCTCGGAGCCAACAGCTTGAACTGCTGCGTCGTCGCTCCCGACACGTCGACATTGTCGTCGTTCTGGTCGACCAGATGCCGTCGCACCACCGTGCCGAAATCACCAATCACAAGATCGAGGGGACCAGCCATCAGAGCCTCACTCTCTCTTCGTCCAGACGAAGCAGCGTCGATTTCCGCTCATCAAGTTGAGACACTTCGGTGTAGGTGATAACCAGCTGTGGCTGATTCGCCCCAAAGTCCGCTGCGTAGGCGTGTCGATACCCAATCCCCGTGCCACTGTGAATGAGCAGAAAGGTCAGTGAGTCAATATTCGCTGCCCCATGTGAATCGATCAACTCATTCACGCAGGTCAGAAACAGATTCGTTCCGTCGCCTGAATAACTCTTGACCTCACCAGGATTCGGAGAAGTGATCGTCGCCGATCCAAATTCAACACTTGCTGTTGTTCGAGAACGATTGGAAATGTCGCTCGCCGTTGCCGACAACCATGACGATGTTGCACTGTCCTCAAAGTGCGCCGTCGCATCGAAGGTGCCCGCATTACCACTACCGCCAAAGAACGTCAGCTTGAGCGACACGTCGGAAATATTCTTCCCTACCAGCCAGCCTGCCATCGCCAACGGGAACCGCAGAGCCATGTGAGACTTCAGGCCAATGGACGTACCGATCCGTAACCGGGTGTCGTTCAGAAGCATCGCTCCAGTTGCGACAGCTTCCATTCCGGTCGCCAGGTCGGGAGAACCTCCTTGGTCTGCTGTGAGGGTTTCCGTTGCCACAGGTCACTCCGAATAGCAGGCGTTTGCCTGCTCAGGACGCAAGGAGTCCGCCGAGAGACTTCGCCACGTACCAGTAGAGCGTGCCCGACTCATCGACTGCGATGAATTCGGTGCCCTCTCCAACAGCACTCAGCGTCAGGCTGGCGATCGCCGTCATCGCTCCTGCGTTGTACGACGCCTCGAACTTACCATTGGTGACAGTGACCGTGCAGTCACCGCCATCTGACTCCAGCACAAGGCGAATCGTTTCACCTTCGTGGTACGGTGCAGCAAGCGTTCGGGCTTCTGCTGCTGCAGTCGTGATCTTGCAGACCGCACCAACGACGCCGCTGCTCTTGATGGTTCCGCTCGCACCGGGATCGGCCACGTTAAGCTCGCTCCGCAGTCGTGCCTGATGTTGTTCCAGACTCATCTTCTTCTCCTTGGTCGGTTTGAGACCTTGTGGTTATCAGGCGTCCGCGAGAATAAGCGTGTAGGCGTCGCCTGCTGTGCCGCCGACCGCAATCGAAGTTGTCGCTGTGCCGGAAGCGGTGGACCCCATCACAAGGAATATCCCACCAGCTGCCAGCTGAAACACGTCCGGCGTGGCATTCGCTCCACCACCGTCGTGCGTGACTGTGATCGTCATCGTATTCGATGCCGAATGATTCTGCAGGAATATGAACTGCGGTTCACCCATGTTGCCGCCGAGCAGATTCGCAATCGTGTATGTGTCGCTGGTCGACGTCAGCTTGGACTGGTAGCGAACCACGTCCGTCTTGCTGGTCGACTCCAACGAGGCAATGTCCTGCGTCCAAGGCTTCAGGCCGGAATCGCCACTCGCCTTGATCGAGAACGGGCTGACTGTGAGTGTTCGTGCCATCGGGCAATTGCCTGTTTTAGACCAGAAATTCCTTCACCCCATCGTTCAGATGGTAGTGCTTCGCCTGCAGTGACCAGTCCATCGCCATTCGATAACCGGCCCGATTGAGTTCATATCCCCAGCACAAGTCCTGGCCACGAACTCCATCGACGTTGTAATTGAATCCAATCTGGCTGATCAACTTCGTCCGAGTCAGCCAGCACCCCATGTGAGCGGCACCGATCATGTCGACACCCAGCTGCTTCGGAACCATGATTCGTGCGGACGTCACCATCACTGCACCGTCGCCGCCCACTCGCTCGTAGCGGTCGAAGTCGAATGCCAGGGGATGTGCCTGCGGGTAATCCTTCAGCCTGCGGGAGAGGCACGCTGAGACCGCCGTGCCAACCTGCGGGTAGTGAGCAAGAATCGTGGTCAGATTCCGCCAGGCGTTCTTCGGGACTTCCACGTCGTCCTCAACGGACATCGTCAGCGGAAGCGACTTAATGATGCGTCGCTCCATCACCTCATTGTAGAAGCAATGGCATCGCCAGCTGATCTTCGCGTAGTCCTCAGTCGACTCGCACGTGTAAGAACGATTCTTGTCTTCGATCAACTCATACGATCGGAAGTTCTCTTTCAGTGCGGCGAGCAGTTTCGCCCGGACTTTCGGGTCGTTCGAGTTATCGTACCAGACCGCATGGGCCTCAGAGAGAGGCAAACGCCTGATTCCCCGCATGTAGTCACTAAAGCAGAAGTCCTTGCCCGCGAATCCGCTGACCAGATTGAAGGCCAGTCCCTTATTCCCCTTGACTCGCTTCTTGCAGACCGTGCTGACCAGACGCTTGTCGTGCAGGGATTCCCGCACCTCGTCCAGCCCGTCATCGAATGGGTCGACATGCTCAGCAGACACGCCCGACATAGGCAGTCGGTACATGTGAGGGGGAACAACTTTAGTGGGAGCCTGAACTCGCATTGTTACCTTGCAATCACTGTGACCGTGCAGGAAATCGTATCGCCTCCAGCCGCTGCCGTTGCGACCAGAGCCTCGTTCTGGACCATCTTCCCGTTGCCATCCACGTGGTGAATTCCATGCAGCCGGAAGCGCTGAGCACCCGCCTGGTTAATATCCACATCTAGAAGAGTTGTCGACCCCACAACCACCGTCAGTCGCCCACCTGTGGGAGCAGCGTCGTAGGAGACGATCACCTCCTCAGCACACCACGTCTCGTCTGCTTCCGCCGCAATCGTGCCGACTGCAGCAATGTTTACTCCTGGGGAATGCTGGGCATACTTGATCGTGTATCGCTGATGCGGGGAGATAAAATCTCTCATCTTAATTCCTCAAAACAGGCAATTGCCCGCCCTCACTTGTACGCAAGATTGACAACACAGGCATTTGTCCCCGGTGCCCCGGTTCCGTTGATCGATGTCGTGCAGGCCACTGTGATTCCCGTCGCCACGGGAGTCGTCATCCCGTAAATGTTGTCCCAGACCACGCCCGAACCATTAGTATTGCCCAGCGTGGGAATTGGAATGGTCAGGTCCGGAATCGTGGAACCCACAGTCACCTCAGACGACTTTTTGAAATACACAAACAGGTACAGCGGCACCGCTGACATGTTGATCGCAAGGAGCGAGTAAACGTGTCCCGCAGTCGATTTGACCTGCATCTTTGTTTCGTCCATGTCCTGGTCTGAGTAGACCGAGCAACCGTTTTCCGTTGCAGCACTGAGCCGAACTGTTTGTTGTGGAGTGACAGCCATGTTTCACCTTATGACGTGATGTCTGAGAGGTCGTGACTTCTTCGCTCAAATCCATGTTCTGGCCAGCTGCCGTGGGCTCTGTCAGACGGGTCATAGCCCACACCGATTGACTGCGAGAATCCTTCCCTCTGATCCATTGCCACTGAACTGACCATTCGTTCGAGGAATTCCGTCTTGAACTTCTTGGGATCAATTATCGCCAGGCAACTTGCCAGGACCGTCTCAGCATGCTGGACTCCACCGAGAGGGAACATGTCATTCCCCAGTGTTGCCGGTCTTACCTTGTATCGGTAAGTGAGGACATAGACCCCACCGAATGTCGGCCACGGAGTGAGACGCAGTGTCGTTCCCACGGTCGGGTCAATCGTCCGAACCAGCGCGTAATACTGGGCGTTGCCATCCGCCGGATTCAGCTGGCGTCGCGACCGGACAAATGACTCCTCGCGTTCTGCGATGTGCTCGTACGGCGCCGTGCCTGGCTCGTACGTCAGACTCCCCTCAATCTCCTGTACGTCCGTGGGCAACGTGTACCAGATTCGCTTCAGGTCCAGGTCCCGGGCAGTTGCATCCGTGACGCTCGTGTCTTTCAACGTGATCTGCGTGTCCGAATCCCGGGAATCGATCTCGTACCAGGTTCCCTGGTGAGCCAGAGTCCCATCGGTCGTCCACGTCGGGAACGTGCCGCCCGTCAACGTGACCACCCCGCTCGCGATCGTCACCGTACCCGTGGTGTAATCCGCCGTCGTGGTGAGCGTCTGCGTGGAATACAGGAACGACCAGCGGTGATGACGGACTCGCGGTTCAGCCACAAGGTGCGGTCGCATGAACTGCTCGTAACCTCGCTCAATCGCCGCATCGATCTTCCGCTCTTCCTCGTGAGACCACGACCGGGCATTTGCTCCCGCTCCAATCGCGTCCCCGATGTGCTCTCGAAGCCAGCCGAATGAGCCGATCTCTGGTTTCTCCACAGACCAGGGCTGCACTGTGTCCGACTCAATGGTCTCGTCAGCCGTCACAGACGCCGCCAGACGCTGCAGAAACGATCCGTAGGCTTCCTGATGTTCTTGCCGCCCCTGAGCCCACACAGCCCTGCAGGACGCCAGAATCGTCTCTGCGTGAGTCTTCCCGCCATACGGGTGCGGGTTGCTCGTGTCCAGTTCCGCAGGAGTCAGCGTGTACCGGAACGTCAGAGTGTCGCCATTGTACGTGTTGTCCGGTGTCGGGCTCAGTTCCGCCTGCCTCAGCTGGGCAGCAGAACTGTCCGTCGACTTCGGAATGATCGCGAAATACCGAGGCACGTCCCGACTGTCATCGCCAGCCTGGATCGCCCGGAGTTCTGCGTCGCTGATCTTCTTCAGCGGGCGTTCGCCTGAATTCGCTGGCCACGTCATGTCGCCAACCACGCCCTGGAATCCCGTCGCCAAGTCGTATTTCGACTGACCTGCCACGATCGTGATGGTCCCCGTTGGGCTGAGGAACGACCATTTGTGCGGCGACTTCGGGGGAATTCCCTCGCCACGTGGCAGCGGCGGTGGGAAGTAGAAGCACTGCAGGCCACGTTGCAGCACGTCATCCACCTGCTCTGTCTGTGCCGTTGACCAGGACGACTGGTTCCAGCCGAAGTTCAGCCACTCGCCGATCTTCCGTGTGAACCACAGATACGTTCCGTAATCCGGGTTCGTCACGTTGACCGTGGTGTTCTGCTCTCGCTTCTCCTGGGCTCTGTCGATCGCAATCGAGGCGGAAACCCGCTGCTGGTATTCCTCGTAGGCAGGCGTTTGCCTGTCTGTCCCCGACGCGAATGCACACAGGCATGCAGCGAGGATCGTTTCCGCATGGGCTTCACCGCCATACGGATGCGGGTTGCTGGAATCCAGTTCGGCGGGCGTGAGGTTCACACGGAACGACAGCAACAACGTGTTCTGGCTACTGTTCGGTTTCGGATACAGGCTGATCTGACGCAGCTGACTGGCTGAGCCCGTCGTGGTCTTCGGAGTCACAGCGAAGTATTGCGGCGTTCCTGCCGTGTCGCTTGCCGCCCGCATTGCTCGCAATTCATCGTGCGGAATCTGCGTGACCGGCTTATTCGTGCTACCCGCCGGAAACGTCAGGTCGCCGATCACGCCCTGGGCACCGCTCGGGAGATCATAGTCCACCGTGTCGGTCGCCATCGCGATCGTCGCCGCCGGACTGAGGAACGACCAGACGTAAGGCTCTTCGCCAACCACAGGGAAGTAGAATCGCTTCAGTCCCCGCTGCAGGATGTTGTCCACCCGCTCCGTTTCCGCCGCCG